TTAAGGTTTACTGGTGTGTCACCCATAAGCTTGCGTACCTTAGTCTGTAGTCTCTCCTCTATGTCAGCCTTCTCTGTCTCAAACTCAGTACGCACAGATTCCAGAGCCTTCAAGTCTACCTTAAGGCCAGAGGAATACATACGAGACAGGCTCAAGCATACCTTGAACGTGATGTCACGGATGTTGATAAGTGATTCTGAATCAGGCTTGGCGTAGTCCTCCTGTAACGCCACATATAATGCCCGTGTGGTAGATAGGTCACACTGTAGGTAGTAAGTAAGTTCCTTCAGTGGTATCTCGTTAGTGTTGTATCCCTCCTTGAAGTAAGTCTTTAGGGTATCATCCTTCTGAAAGTCTAGGTTACGGCGTAGCGCACAGTTAGCTAAGCTAATGGACTTCTTCTTGAAGGAACCAGTAGCTGTCATCTCTATGTGATTACCCCTCATCAAGACGTATTCAGCTAACATAGTGTCGTATATAGGACCAGTGTACTTGAAGCCACTCTCCCATAGCCACGGCATGTCATGCTGTGCATTGTGTAGTATCAATAGGGTAGCTGCATCCAGCTTAGTCTGGAGTTGCTTAGCTTGTGACCCATCATAGTCATGTGCTTCAACGTGATCAAAGTTATAGATGTCCTGACTGCCTGATATAACTTCCTGTACACCTACCTGTACAAGCTTATTGGTTTCCTCAAAAGGATCAAGGTGCATCTTACCACCTCTATGTGTGACAGTATTCTCTACATCAAGAACTAATTCCATTGTCGCCCCTCTCTATGCTAGGTACTGTGCCCTAGCTCCATCTAATTCACACGTAATCTTACCGTGCCAACCACCCTTAAGCTTATTCTTTGCAATAATCAAGTACCTTTGTGAATCATCTGCATCATCATCTGATACATCAAGTACAGGGTTCTTAGAAATTAACACCATAAGATCTGCTTCTGCTGCCTTACCTGTCTTACTTCCTTCCAGCATAGATTGATCTACATTGATCTTACCTTCAGCGTCTGCTGATAGTTGTGACATCCATATGATAGCGCAGTCGTACTGCTTAGATATGTTACGTGCGTGGATGGCAGCGTTCTTAAGATAGACATCTGACTTGTCGCTGTTCTTAACGGCAAACTTATCACCCATATCCAGTACTACTATGTCAGGCTTGTAAGCCTTGATGATAGCCTCAACCCATCCCATGTCCTTACCTGTACTATCATACAGTTCTATCTGCTTACGCACTGGCTCATAGCGTGATGCAGCTAAGGCATAGTTACCCTTGACCTCCTCCATAGATAAGGATGTTGCTGCGCTTAGGTAACGTGCGCCTACCCTCTCGTATGCCTCTTCATTACAAAGCACCAGACACTTGGCACCCTGAGAAGCAAAGCCACCCGGCGCACCTATCAGTGACGCATGGAAGGATGTCTTGCCTGTGTTAGGACGTGCGCCTACGATGATCAAGTGACCACCACTGATACCCTCAACGTTCCTACCTAAGCTAGGGATGTTGAACTTCCATTGGGACTGAATGTCATTAGCCTTGAGCAGATGATCAATCTCAATGTTACCAAACTCAAGCTTAAGGTTAGGCGTGAAGTCATCCTGATATGTCTGCAATAGATTACGCACAGGCTCAAGGCTATCCAGTGATCCATTAACGTAGTCAAAGCCTATGTTTGCCAGCTTGTTACCTAGTACCTGTTGGAATAGTTTAGACAGTACCTCACTAGCTATCTCCTTGTTCATAGATTCCTCACGAGACACACGCTTGAACAGATCATTGTACACCTGCTTGTTAGCTGTAGTCATCGTGCTGTTGTTAGCAAAGAACAAAGCCTCAAGCTCAGAGCTAGTCAGTGTACGGTCATACGTATTCATTGCGTAGTCTAGTGTCTGCTTGATCTTACGCACATCCTTACTGAACAACTCATCAGGACAACGTATACCCTTGTTGTCATCATAGAACTCCTTGTTCATAAGGGTTCTTATTAGTGCCAACTCCATCATCTTTTCTTACCTCTTTCTATAGAACGGTGTCGCTCTTCATCTGTCATAGGTCTGATGTAGTGTCGGTCAGTACCCTTTAACTTCTCTAATCTATCTTCTAAGTCTGTTATCTCTTTAGTCAACGCAAATAGTTCTTCTTCTTTAGTAGCTATCTCACGCTGTACGTTTTCTATCTCACCACACATACTCATTCATCATCTCCTACTACTGGGGTGTTAGTACTGGCAAGTATTGCCTCTTAAGTAATACAGTGGTGTCATTTATCCTTTTCTTTATCCTTTGCATTTAAGTATCTGTATAACAGATAAAACCATATTGGGAATGTCATAGCTGCAATAACAATACCTGTTGTTATTATGTAAGGTATCCACCAGTTAAGATCAGGAATTACTCATCTCCATATACTAATGCTTCCCATGACACAGGGAATAGACCCAACATGATCTGATCAATCTGCTGTGCTACTAACTGTGTCTCGTACTGCGTGTCAGTCATAAGGCGTAGGTTACACATATCAGCGAAGGCATCAAGACTACCTGACCAGTACCACTCAGTCATGTGGTTAAGTGGCAACACCATCCTTGCCTGCTCCTCACACACACCCATCTTAAGTAGGTACGTGTACTGCTTAGCTGCCTCAATGCCTGACTGTCGTATCACTCCATCTAAGGTATTGTTATCTATAGTATTACCTGACCCTTGCTTCTTATCAGTAACAGCCTCACGTAAGTCAGGCTTATAGAACTCAGGATCACTATCTACATAGCGGCGGCTGATCTCATTCCAACGTAGGAACTTATGCTTGACTAGCTGACGTGCTACAAACACGGGAGCCTTGCAATGGAATGATGCGAAGGCGTGACCGAATGGTGATGTGTGCCCATGCTCTGCAAGATAGTAGATTAACTTAGTGTCTCCATTGCTTAGCACCTCCTTTCTGGCATAGTCATCACTGTCACGCCAATCAGTAAGCTCCCAACTGCTTGTCTTGTTGAAGCTAACCCGTGCTGCGTTCACCACAGATAGGTCAGTACCCATGTGGTCTATTAGTGTTACATCAATCATTCATCACTACCTATCCCTAGCTGAATACAAACAACCTTTGTGTCGTTTGTTGTTACCATTACCTCCGCTTTAGCTAATGCTAATCTGCACTGAGGTAGTGTGCCATACCTACCTAACTGAAAGTGTTCAACGCCTGTTGACGCACTAACCTGTAACCATATTAGTATCCACATCGTAGCCATCTATAGTTTCTCCTCATGTTTTTCTAAATATTCTACGGCCTTCCTAACTTTATGAAGGTCATCTTTGAATGCACCTAGTCCTGTGTTACAATTAAAGCACAGCCATCCTCTGAATGTTTCAGTGTCGTGACAGTGATCTAACACCCACGCTTGTAACCTCTCCTGTCCTTTTTTAGCTATCTCTTTTAATTTTCTTTCACATATAGGACAAGCGTAGTCTTTATCTGGGTAAGCGTTAAACTTTTTAAGATGTTTTACAAGTCTAGACTGATCCCTAGCACAGGTTCTGCACTTTCTTTTTATTTCACCAGAAGGCATATGCTGAAAGTTTTGTACAGGCTGTACAACCCCACAGTTATTACATTCTAATCCACCTTCAAAGTCAGGGATAGGTAAGTTAAACAGTTCAAGTTGATTCATCAGAATGGAACCTCACCCTTGTGGTCACGAGGATCTACATAGTATCCCTTAACCATATGAGGTGGTACTTCTTTAGTAGGCATAGGGTGTACAGATGTAAGCCCCATCTCCTTAAGGAAGTCTTTCAAGCTATCCATTAATCATCTCCTTCAATCTATCTACATCTGACCCTATCTTATATTTGATATCATCGTCAAGTCTAAAAGCTTTAGCCTTCTTACCTGTCCATGCCTCTACCTCTTGCTTGTACGATAATGTCTTACTCATGGCGTCAGGGTCTAACGCTATGATAACCTTATAGAAATCTCCTATGTGTTCCATCTGCGCTGGGCCTAGTGACGTACCAAGGATGGCTAAGCCTGTTGTGTTAGGCATGAGTTGAGCCACGACAATGGCACTGATCACATCCTCTACCACTACACACACACCGTTAGATAGGCCAAGCAATCGTTTGAATACAGATGCCTGACCAGTGTAGCGGAACCATTTAGGTACGGCACCATCAAGGGCACGGCCTACTGCATCAATCACTACACCCTTATGCTTGATAGGGAACACTGCCCGTCTATCCTTAACGTCATAGAAGATCTCCTCATTAGTTAATCCCCAACGTCCTAAGAACCTATGTAGTAGCTGATGCTCAGGCTGTGGGTTAACGACATACTCAGGGTAAGGCATAGCCTCTATCTCTTTGCGTACCTTTAAGTCCAGCCCCAGCATACGCTTACGTATCTCATCTGCTGTCATGCCTGTAGTAACTGCACCACGTATGCCACAGCCTAGCTTGTAGCAGTTGTACATCACCGCACCACCATCCTTAGATGCAGTGAATGTATTGTTACCACCACAGTTAGGGCAGTGCATACGTGTTGTCTCACCCTCACCTAGCATGAGGTCATCTACATATTTCTTAATGTCCATCACTTCTTCCTATTAGCTAGGGCATTAGTAGACCCTGTGAGTGTGTTAACCAAGTAAGGCTTAACACTTTGTGGATTACTGTGACCACTGACCTGCATGATACCAAACGTATCAACACCACCCTCAACTAATTGAGTGATACCAGTGCGGCGTAAGTCCATAGCAGTTATCTGAGGAGGTAGCCCAGCGTGAGCCTTAACCTCATTCACTAGCTTATGTATATCTCCACTCTCATACGGCCTGTAAACCCTACCCTGTGGCTCCACAGCAGGTGCTACGTACTGTTGGAACCCAAAGTCTTTATGCTGTTCAGTTAGCATCTTAAATAAGTTATCATCTATGGGTAGTCGTACCTCTGCCCTGCGTTTGCTCTGCTCCAAGTCAAGCGTCTGAGTAGTCAGGTCTATGTTAGACCACTCAAGGGTACGCATGTCACCTACACGCTGTGCCCATTCGTATGCCATGTGTATGATCAGTCCAATGCTGCGCCACTTCCATTGGCTGTATGCTGTGTCTAAGAATGTAACAACCTGAGCATCA